TAGGGGGAAGTTTGGCCGTGTACTCGCTGAAGTTTGGGTGTGTGAGGATGGTAACTGGACCAATGTCAACAAGTGGTTGTGTGATGAAGGGTATGCCGTTCCATATGGTGCAGAGAATAAGGCTCTCGTGCAAGACCTTCATATGGCGAACCGCAAGAAGTTGATTGAGCGCGGTGAGGTTCAGGTGTAAGGGTACTTATGCACCCATAAATTACAAATCCATTTTTCCCCAGACTTTACACGTTTCCCGCCATGTAAAGCTTTGGACGTGATCATTTCATAATTGTCGAGTGTATCAAAGAAGAGAGCATCCCCCTTCTCGAGTTTGTATGATTTTCCCAAATTTGGGAACACAGTCTCTCCACCGTCGTATTCATCATTGAGTGCCAGAATGAATGTATACATTCGAGGGTTCTTCTCATTTTTGAACGCATCTTGGTGGGGGTTGTAAAAGCCATCCGGTTCGTAGCGTAGCACCTGAAGTTTCTCACAATTAACAAAAGGTCGATCCGTGAATTTGAGACACCTCTGTATGACAGAATTCACGACAGGATCATCCTTTTCGAGCCATGCAGTTTCACTCTTGCGCACCTTTTCATCGAGTTTGAAATCCGAAGATATCATGGATGGTTTGAGATTTTTCTCAGCTTTTTTGATGATATATTCCCGCTCTTCATCTGAAAGAAATCCCTTGAGTACTCGTGGATCGGGATACCTGGGTATAAAATAGATGAGTATCAAAATCAAAAAAAGTATTATGATCATCTTACTGTATTCATATAAAAATATTTCTAGGTAATTTACTATTGTACCTATTTCGTAAAATTTCAAAGACTTCATTTCCGTAGTCGATAATCTTATGAAGGAGGTCGACGATTTCGTCGTGACGTTCGGGTTCGAGGATGTACTGTCGAAGAAGATCACCACCTGTATTTGCCATCATCTCGAAAATATTGGAAATGTCTCTACTTTTTTCAATATACTTTTCCTGTCGCTGTAATAATTGTTTGAATGCCCGTTCATCCAAATCATTCAACATATATGCTACACGTATATGTAAGTTATCAATCGGTCTCGTATCTAAATACATATTATCTCTCTCAACCTGATGGATAATGATTGCACATTGGAGCATTTCATTCGAAGCCCCTGATGCCCTGAGTTCCCTAAAAGAGGGTACACCGCCGCATGGAATATCACCATGCTCCCTTGATATCATGGTCTTCTTCTTGAATTCGATGAAATGTGGATTATGTATACGCCCCATTTCTATCTCACCCGTACGCCAATTGAACGCGGTATGACAAGATATGCACCACATCTGAGCACATCCACTCGTTTTATGTATGACCGTGCCACATTTGGGACATGATTTACTATCCTTGTTCAGGAGTTTCATCGTTTTTACCACCTCAGGGTCACATTCATGATCGTCGGTCCGTCTCTCGTTACACGCCTTGCAATAATTTTGATCACACAAGCCACAATACCAATTCTCATTTAAAAATCCTTTACATTCTTCAACCGGACACTGCCGCACAAACTTCCGAGGTTCATTGTCTATTATTCTTCCTCGATTTCTTATTTCCTCCAAGTGTCTGTATGTATTCTCCATCTGACGGTAAAGTCTGGAAATTTCGGGATTGATAGTGTGTAGTTGTTCAAAGTCGTATGTTTGATACCTGTTGTGAAGTTCTAAGAGTTGTTGCTTTTGCTCACGTAATATTGTTCTCAGCCGTCGCATTTGTATGATGCGTTCAACTTCTGGTTGTGTCTCTGGCATGAGGGCTTTCTCCCTTTCGAAGAGAACATTCTCACGATGACGCCTCAACTCCGTGTTCCTGAAATACTTTGTACAAAATGAATCTACAAATTCTCGATTCCATTGTGTTTTACAACCCATACAATGCGGGTCTTCGAACGAGTCTAGAATGTATCTTTGGGAACATGTTCGACAGCTCACCAAGTCACAATAAGGACACTCGACTTTTTTGTGATTTATCTTGTTGAACTTTTCAACACATACATCACATGTAGTCATTAACTTAAAGGCATATTAATTCTTTAACCAAAAAAAAACGTAGTATATTATAAAACAAAATGATCATTGTCATCGTCATGATGTTCTGTATGCTCTTGATGGCGGTAGGGGCCTACCTCTTTCTGACCAGACCCCAGGAGGGTGACGAGTGTGAGGGCGAGGATGAAAATGGTAACTACGAGATCGATGACGATGGAGAATGTGTTCTCAAGAGCTGTAAGTCAGGTTACTACAAGTCTGGAAAGGAATGTCTCGTTGAGGAGGAGGATGATGTTTATACACCCCCAGCCCCAGTCCTCCGTGACACCCCAGAAACTATGCGCAGTGCCTCGACGGTATGGTCAGGTGAAGCCATCGGTGTTGGCCACGGGCGTGGTCGTCTAGATTCCGAACAGGGGTGGTCAGCCCAGAACAACACAGTTGGTGAGTGGTACCAACTTGACAATGGTGTGGTTGGTAAGATTACGGGTGTCGCCATTAAGGGGAGGGCTACAGCTGATCAATGGGTAACAACTTTTAAAGTCAAGTCCAAGGGTGCCATTGGAATATGGACAGATGTTGACGGTGGTAAGATTTATACAGGGAACACAGACATGGAGACACAGGTAGATGTGACTTTCGATACCCCCGTAGATGCTAGGTACATTCGTATTTACCCCCAGACGTGGAACGGTCACATGTCCCTCCGTGCTGATATCGTCGCCGGTGAGACCAGGACAAACAAGACCCCCACTATTATTGATGTACCATACAGTGGTCACACTTCATCTGGGAATTATGGTGGTGACGCCATCGGCACCAGTCATGGCGCGGGTCGTTTAGACTCGAATCGTGCATGGTCCGCCGACGCTAATGCGGTTGGAAAATGGTATCAACTTGATATTGGCAGTGCCACTGACATTTCGGGTGTTGTTATTAAGGGGCGACCATTACATTCTCAATACGTCACATCTTTCAAGGCTCAGTACAAGAATTCGGCGGGTGCTTGGGCGGATGTCGACGGTGGCTACATTTTTGAAGGGTCGCAGGACAAAGATAGTCAAGCCAACGTGTTCTTCAAGGTTCCTATAAACACATCGGCTATACGCATCTACCCCCAGACGTGGAACGGTCATATGTCGATGCGAGCTGGTCTCATGACAGGTGGTTCTTCCACAACGGAAGGATATCAAATCGGACCAATGGTAAAAGAAATCAAGGGTTTCTCCTTTTATTGAAAATCTACAAATTGACTAATCATATCACGTGCATCATCCCTCTCATAGACAGTCTGTGCAAAAAAGAGAGTCATGTCCGCCTGTCCATATGACAAGTATGTACCCCGATACTTCTCATATATACTTGCGAGTTGATCTAAATTTTGATCACACCAATCCTCCACATCCTCCTTGGACATATCTCGGTGGAGACCCTGTTCAATAAAGTCGGCGACTTCGTCACTGAGGGGCATGTCTGTCACTACGGTGCAATCGTCGTCGGGGTGGATCATTGTTTTTTCTTGGGTTTTCGCTTTGTGGGTTCCGACTTAGCTTCTCTTTCTCTCAAAAGTCGCCTTTTTTCGGCGAGCTTGTTGTTGAACTTCTTGTTTTCCTTGGCTTTCGCTCGCATCTTTTCAGTTTCAGTGAGCATCTTTTTTGCCGAGGCGGCAGCCCGTTCAGCGGCTTCACGTGTCGCCTTCTTCTCCTTCATCTTTCGTACTCGTTCAGCCTCCGCCTCCACCTTCTTCTTATTCTCCTCAAACTTTTTGCGAGCGTCCACCCTCACCGCACTCTCCTGAATCTCTCTAATTTCGCTCTTTGTATTAGCTCGACTTATTTTACCCTTGTATTGTGTCTTTTCGATCGGTGTCAACTTTTTGAGACGGTTCACCACACTCGTAGCACTCTGACGATTGAAAATTGCCACCACATTGGCAACTTTCTTGGTATTTTTCTGGGCAAGAGCGCTAAATGAAGGTTTGGGTGCGAGGGCGGCAGCCGAAATTTCACCATTATTTTCATTTGCGTTTCTATCCTTCTTACCTCTGAATGTAGCCTGAATTTTCCTAGCGGCTGCGTTTTTCTTTTTCAAGTTGCTGATTGCACCCGCCACGAGCGCCTTGGAGGCATTCGCGATGTTCTTGTTCTCCTTTTTCTGGATCTTACCAATGGCACCCGCAACTAGGGACTTTGAAACATTGGAAATCTTCTGTTCCACCTGCTTATTGGCAGAAGCACGGATCATATTCAAGTTCGCACCAGGTTTGTTGATTTGCTTGGCGTAACTGCTCTTATTTTCAGCTGGGATGTTCAGTTTCGTGATGTATTTCGAAAGTTCGCGCTTTTTAGTGTCTTTTTCGAGGTTGCCTAATTGTTGTTCAAACATGCGACGCCTCATATCTACATCATTTTTAACGTCCATGACACGAGTTATATGTCCTCGCTTCTTGAGCGTCCCGATTTTACTTTGCTCAATTTCTTCTCGAAGTTTGATTTTCTTAGAAAGATCTTTACTCAATGCCTTGAGTGCCTGTTCACCCTTCGCCTGATCGATCGCCCGTTCCCAACCACGACGATACTGCCCAACAAATCCTGGGACACTCTTGAGGATGTCTTGCTTCAACTGCTTTTGGAGTGTGTCACGCTTGACATTCGCATTTACAAGACCTCGGATCGCCTTGAGGTTCGTTTTGGGTTTGTTCAATTGGGTCAGGTATTGTTTCTTAATGTTTTCGGGTAGAGATGTCGATTTAACGTAGTTCATGAGTTCTCTGACGTTACGACCAGTGTTCAAAGTCTCGAGTGCTGCCACAGCATTGAAGTTGTTCTCTTCCTTCGGTTTAGCGCGTTCGCGTCGCTTCGCTTCACCTTCACGTTGTTTATTGAGAATGTTCATAGCCTTACTAGCATTGAAATTATTCTCTTCATTGGGTTTCGCACGCTCGTTGCGCACCTTCTTACCCGTCTTTTTCGAATCGTCGATACTCTTCGCCCTCCGCTTGATTCGTTCGATATCAGTGTTGGCATTCTTGACTTCACCCATAAACTTTGTCTTTTGCTCAATCGTTAAATTAGTGAGACCGTTTAGATATGTCTTTAGTGTCGCTTGCTTCGTAGCAAAGGTATTCTTCTTACTCTTCATTTGTGTATTCAGAGTGGTGATTTCCTTTTCGAGTGCAGCGGTGTTTTTATTTAGGGTGACACGGTTAACGAATTTGTTTTTGTTCGCATTGGTGAGAAGTGTGTTATTCATGAACGCCCGAAGTTTCTTTTTCTTTTCAACCAATATGTTTGCATTCAATGACTTCTTCTTTTTGACAGCTTCTTCCTTAGCCCTATTCGCTGTCAATGTCCCCTTTCTGAAATTATCCAAAAGTTTGTTTCCAGTTTCACCGATACCGAGAGCTGCGATATAATCCGCCACGTTTCGTTCAGTGGTTTTCTTGGATCGCATAGATGCATTCCGCGCTTGAGCGTTTCTGATGACCACTCCAAGGTTTGCCTGTGGCTCTATGAGTTTTTTTCGGAATTCAGCTTTATTGTTTTCGGTCAGGTTTTTCATGGCGTTCATTGCCGTTTCGAGTTTCCGTTGGTTCATCGTTTGACGAACGGTAGAAGCATTCGTCTTGGAAGAGTTTAGGGTCTTATCCGGGTTTTGTTTGAACACATTAAGTATCTTCTGCATATTTTCCTCGGAAAGTCCCAAACGTCTCATGTGTGTATCGAGTTCTGAAACCTCCTTTGATCGTTTATTAGCCTTCTTCTGCTCGACGAGTTTCTTTGCATTTGCTTCAAAAGCATTAACGTTCCCCGGTGTGCGATCAAACCTCAATAGTATGAACCTCTTATCCCTCTCTTCCAGGTTCATACCCTTTAAGATTTTTTCGAGCTGTTTCCTGTTTTCAGCAATCTTTTCATTAGATCTCTGTTTTTTGAGTGCCTCGGCTTTGCGTCTCATTTTGTCCACGTTCTTGACCAAGTCGTATTCTTGCATAATTGCATTACGATCTGTCACATTGAGGTTTAGTTTTTCATTCAGATACGTGTATAATTCTTGTTTTTGGACATTTTGTTTCTTTTTAGTGAGTTCATTTTTGAAATTGCTGACATTGTTCAAGAGATTACCCAACGAATTGTTTTGATTTTTGAAACGCTTGAGGAAACGTTCTTGGTTTTCACGGTTCAAGTCGCGTGTAGCATTTTGAAGCTTGCGAAGGTCTTCATTCTTTTTACCACCAATAATACCATTTAATTTGTTCTTGAGCCTCTTAACATTGTTCATGGACTTGACCGCATTCAAGTTATTGGAGATGTTGACATTCCTGTTCAGAGCTCGTCGAGCCAGGTCCTTCTTACCCTTACCAATGTATGCGTTGTTGATTTTCTTGTTTAAATTTTTGACGTTGTTCGCACTCTTGATGTTCACCTTGAATTTCAAGTTGAGACCGTTTTCTTCACGAGCTTTGCGAATGCGGTTCAATATACGCTGTTCCTGTCCAGATACATTTTTGATTTTCGCAGCCTTTTCACGGATAGTCGCCATGTTGCGAGGATTTATGTTAAAGTTTTTCATAATCGATTCGATATCTTCTGGTCTCAATTTTAGTTCGTCGGTGACATACTTTCTCAGCGATATCTCCTTTTCTTTTTTGAATTTAGCTGAAAGCTTGTCTGCCAAATCCTTGACATCCTCGGGTGTCATGGTTGGGTAATACACCCATTCATCAATAATAAACTTTCGATCTTCATTTTTCAAATCGTACGTAGCGAGAACCTGGTCGATGTCCTGCCTTTCACGAGTCTTTTTCCTCATATGTCGCCCGACGTCTCCCTTAATTTTACCAAATCTATCACCACGTTTTAACTGATTGTAAAACTGGTTTCGTTCCACAATTGGAACTTTACTTTCATCCAAAAATTTGGTCAACTCTAACCGCTTCTTGTCTGTAAGAATGGTGTTAGCTAATTCACGACTATCATTTAGTGACAACTTTCGACTAATAACTGATTGAATGTTTTCATTTGTGAGACCAATACGTCTCATGTATTTCCTAATCTCATATTCTTTTGAGTTTGTTTTAGATTTTATAGCATTCTCAATCTGTCTTTCAACATTCTTCATGTTTTTCAATGTTTTGATAGCGGTGACTTTGTTCATCAAATCATTCTTCACACCCGCATTGATGATCTTGTTCGATAACGTATTACGCGTTTTATTGATGACACCTTCGATTGTATTATCCACTTTACGATTCAACTCATCGATATTCTCCATACTCGTGTTGAAGTTAAAAGCGACACCAAATTCAGCGGCTTCCTTGATCTTGTTCATGACAACCCGTCTCCTACTGTTAATGTCACCCTTCTTGGCAACTTCCTTGTTCACAGCTGATTTGATGTTTGTCAGAGAGACGTTAGAATTTTTGAATTTTTGAATAAATGAATTCTTCACAGTTCTATTGATATTGAGGGGTTCTAAATATTGCTCCAATTCATCAAGATTTTTAGACCGTTTCGTGTTTTTAACCCGCTGTATTTCAGCGTTTACTTCTTTACGAAGTGCGTTTAGATTGACACTTTTGAGATTGAGTTGTTTGATGAATGCATTCTTTTTGTTTTGTGTGAGTGTGCTGTTTTGGTTGATGTAGTTTTTCACTTCACGTTTACGCTCAGCGAGAAGTTCTACATTTTTCTTCTGTTTCGCAGCCTTTTTCTTCGCACCAGCCTGGTTGATCAGGTTTCGTAGCTGCACCATCCTGTCAACATTCTGGAGTTTTTTAATGTTTGAGGAATAGTTCACATTTAGTGATTGTGCCTTTTCAGAAAGCTTCTTCTTACCCGCATCAAGCATACGTACCTTGATAGCATCTACATCATTGTTCGTGTTAATTTTGATAATGTTGGACTTTATGTTAGCATCCAAATTCATTTCACGCGCGATATTGGAAAGCGACTGAATTTTCTTCGCAAATATACCTCCCTTCTTTTCGGTGCCAGCATTGGTAATCCTTTTTTCAAGATTTCCAACTGCATTCATGAGACGAAGTTTCGAGATACTATTGGAAAAATTATTGTAAACGTTCAATTGTTTTGCGAGTGTCGTGAGGCGTTCCTTTTCTGTACCAATTTTACCTTGACTTCTCCTGTTCTTGAGCTGCCTAGCTTCAGTGACTAATTTGTTAATGTTTTTGTTACCGTTATTGAAACGAGACATGATCATGTTTTTGTCTTGTGCGTTAAGTTCAAGTTCATCGAGACTTTTGACGAGACGTGTTCTCATATTTCCGCTAGCACCACGAGCAACTTCCTTTTCCATGTTAGTGGCTTCACGCTTCAAAACATTTATACTTTCACCTTTATTGAAACGAGACAAGAACCCATTCTTGTTTGTTTGGTTGATTTTTAGAGGTGTGAGGAATGTGAGTAAATTTTGCTTGATGAGAGCATTCTTTTCCTTCTTTCTTTGTTCGACGAGCTTATCAGCCCTGTTCTTCAGACTATTCAAATTGGTTTTATCATTGATGAGTGTTTGAAGACTTTTCTTGTCATCGTCAGATAGTTTCACATTCCTGATCATGTTCATGAATTTTTGTTTTTGGTTAGTCACGAAACTGTTACGTTTTGTCTCATTGTTTCGCTTAGCTTCTTCTATGAGCGAATTTATGTTAGCGCCTTCAGCTTTAGATCTTGACTTGAAAGATAACTTACTTGCGTTATTGATAAATGGAAGTGTCGCAAGAATCATATTCATCTTTTGTTCCTTTGTTTTGACGATATTGTTAGCTTCATCAGATTTGAGCTGTGCCTCTACTTCTAACTGTTTCAAGTCATCGGTCGCCATGCGCTGTATGATCGAGTTTCTGTTCGAGTTTGAGAGGCTCATCTTGGATAATTTGGCGACGAAATTACTTTCAAGTTCCCTGTACTTTACGGCTTCATCTATGACATCTTGACGCTTCACACCATTCACTTTTAACTTTTCAGTAAATGGCTTTTCGCGTTTCAAGCCAAGTTTCTTAATTCGTTTTGTTGCAGTGTTGAGATTGATATTTGTAGGTTTATTGGGGGCCTTACGGTTGTTGATCACATTGGGGGCCTTCTTGTTCTGTGGTTTACCACCTCCAAATATTCCACCAAAAATAGGCTTCTTCTTAACTGGAGTTCCACCTAAAAATGCAGGTTTTTGACCTTTCGCGAACAAACTACCCATTGGGAATTGTACACGCGATTTAGGGGTGGGTGGCTTCACTGCCGTGTTGACTTTGTTCCTCACTGCTGTGTTGTTAAAGGTGTTGACTTCGTTCCTCACTGCTGTGTTGACTTCGTTCCTCACTGCTGTGTTGTTGAAGGTGTTGACTTCGTTCTTCACTGCTGTGTTGTTGAAGGTGTTGACTTCGTTCCTCACTGCTGTGTTGTTGAAGGTGTTGACTTCGTTCTTCACTGCTGTGTTGTTGAAGGTGTTGATCGGTTCTGCCTTGATCTTCTTTACACGTCTTCGACTAATCTTCACAGGTTCGTGGATTTTCATGTAACGCAAACGTTTCCCGATCGAATCGATCATTTGGTTCTTCGTCATCTGATCCACTTGTTTGAGACCAACTTTACGAGCGACACGTTTGATGTCTGAACGCTTCGAGGACGTATCGAAGAGAACCTCATAATCAATTGGTTTCAGTGGAGACTTTTTGTCGACGAGATACGTCTTCGTCGAGTTCATGATGAGTGGGGGTAAAGGTAATTTATCCTCTTTGATTTCATCGTAGACTTGACATATTTGTTTTTTTGTCAGTTTAACATCCTGCCCTGTGTTCATCTTTATGAGTGCACGCAGGTCGTCTATATTGGCGTCTGGATCGCACGCCTCTATCATATATAATAAACTGATAAAAAAAGTGTTATGTCATAAATCCGATCGTATACAATCTCACCTTTTCTTCATAATCCATACTGAAATCAAACACATCTGTAGAACCTACGTTAGCTTCTACGATTTCGATAGGTAATGTACATGTCGTTCGGTTTGAGAGTGCAGATCGAACAATGGTGTCCACAAATTGTTTAGGTGAGTCAATTGTATCCTGATACACTCGATCCATCTTGATTTTCATACATGTGATTTCATGTGGTTTTTTATCTAAAAAGGGTGTGATTGGAATTTCTTCCTTTACACCCCCATCTACATATGTTCTATTTTGATACGATCCACATGCGAATATAAAGGGTACTGCCATGCTCATACACACAGCATCTATCACCTTCATATCCGGGTGGGTATCTCTCGAAAAATAGACAGTCTCAGAAGTATTTAAACAAAATGCTGAGATGTACACCTTCATTTCCAATTCACTAAAGGATGGATCACATCCACAAATCTCCACCAATTTCTTACGAATGGGGCCCATATCAACAAATCCATATTTGTTAAAAAATGAGCTCAAGCGTATTTTAACAAAACTGGGGATATTCAAAGATAGTGATGTGTCGAGTATTTCGTCGACAGACATCCCCAATGCCAGAAATAAAGCTAAAATAGAACCCGCTGATGATCCAGAAATTTCCTTGACATCGACGAGTGTACTTTCACGTGCTTTTAGGGCACCCACGAGTGCAAAAATACCCATAGATGCCGGTCCAAGTACGAGATACTTCATCTCCTTACTTAGTAGAACTGAGGAAATTGGCGACGCAAAAGCGCGAACACCACCGCAAAGACGATCGCATGGGTCAGGGCAGCTGGGAGGCTGGTCTGGCCCGACCGGAACACACCACCCGAACCGGGAGGGAGGGTCAGGAGGAGACCAGGGCTGAGCGCGAGGAAGAGCGAAGTGGTCACGAGCAGGTCGGTCTTGGTGAGTACGAGACCCATCGCCTTGGCGACGAGACTGTACACGAGGAAGAACACGAGAGCGTGGAAGAAGATGGCCATTTGGTTTGTCTTGCGGTTCATGAACTTGACGTTCTTGCCCGCGGTGGTGACGAGAACACCGGGGCTGAGCGCGAGAAAAAGGGCAGCAGGGATAGCCACTTTCTGGGAAGTGATGTCGGGGAGCATTTAATATAGGTACATATTATTTTCTACAAAGTGAACGAAATGATAGAACGAAGCACCCCTCATCATTTCTTCGTGAAGACCATTCTGATTGACGATCCTTCTGAGATGTCTCCAGATATAATAGAGTAATTCCTCATGACCTGACGGGATACGTTCTATGTACGATTCGTGTTCAGTGTAACAAAATTCGACAAAATCTACAAATTGCCCCGACTGCTCTACACCTGCGTCATCAATGAGTGTCCTGATGGTGTTCCACATCATCGTGAGTTCATCTGAGTATTCGACTTCCCAGTCTTCGATATTCAGAGGAGTGTTATCATTAAAATCATCATCATCACTAGCATCAGCGTCAAAGCCAGTGGTCGCCTCGTATACATATTGGCTCCAAACCATTGTTATTTACTTATCTTCTTTCTCGGGTTTATCCTTTATACCAGTTAGGGACAGAGAAGTGGATTCCTTCACCTTAAGCCCGTCCTGGATAGCGTTTAAAGCCCCCTCAACCTTCGTCTCGTCACCACCAAAGAACGTCATGAGACCTTCCCTGATGGCATCCTTATTCATACCCGCCCTCCTGACAGATTTACGGATACTAATCTTACCCTTCCTGAGGTTAATGGTATCGATGCCCTGACCAACCATATGCTTCTTGACCGTCTCTTTCAGACGCTTCTCCTCCTGGTTGAGAACTTTGATATCAGCTTTCGCTTCAGAAAGTTGCTTTGTGAGTTCCACAAGTTTAGAGACACTCTCAGATAGTTCGTTAGACACGGACGTCATTATTTACTAGTATTGGTGTCTAGTCTTTAAGCGCAGAGGCTACGCTGCATGAGATCGGGAACAATGGTAGAGTTGTTCCACACGTAGGGGCTCTTGGGGTTGGGGGGATCCTTGCGAATCTGCTGGTTGGCGTTGCGGAGCGCACCACCAACAGTCTCAGGGAAACCGATCTGCTTACGGGGCTCGAGGAAGTTCTGACCCTTGAGGATGTCCTCTGGGGCAAACTGTCCGAAATCCTCCGCGGAGGCAACCTCACGGGGAAGGAGGGACGAGGCGAGACCAGTACCCTTGTTCATACCACCGCACACGGCGTCACTTGGGGCAGCGACTGGACCCACACCGGCGGGACCGGGAGCGACAGGAGCCATACCGAAAGGCGCATACTCGCGCTCGACGATGGCATAGCCAGACTTGGAGTTCATGTTAAAGAGGAGGAAAATCAAAGCAGCGACGGCCACCAACATGAGGATGTTCTGGTTGCGACCCTTCATTATCTTTTATATTACTATAACAATTTTTTTATTGTTCATCCTCATCGACGAATGCGTACTGGTCTGGGTAAGTTTCGATGATCGGATCATCATGGATCCTGACCTGGACAACATTCCAAGTAGAGCCGAAAGCCTTCTTGGCAAACCAGAGACCGGCGAATTCGAGAATGACATCACATGTCTTCCCGGGCTGGACAGTTTCGAAATCCACCACCTCCTGCTGTGCGTTGAATACCTTGGTCACCTCATCGAGACGGTCACACGTCACCTGTGCATCCTTCAAGCTGGGGGTGTACGCACCCTTGATGACATTATCCGACAATTGCTTGCCGAACCAAGTCTCACAATTCTCATGGGCTGCCACGAGGTTCTGCTCATCAATGTCTTCGATCTTCTTGATGTTCGCCTCGGAGACGATATCAATGACGACATCTCCTGAGACATCAGCAATTTCGACCTTGTTAAGTTGCACGAAACGCTTACGCTTGTCATCGCCAAGCGCCTTCACAAAGTAGAGACCATCTTCACCCTTGGCGGGAGCGTTGTAGATCATTTTATGGTTCTTTTACGTTTCATTTCTTTAAACCAACAAATGGTATGGTCGCAGCTTTATTAAGTAGCTCTTTAGGTACCCATGCATTTCGTTTGGGGTTGTAACCATAAAGGGTCTTGGTGACATTTAGGTTTTTGGGAAGTGGTTTCGCATTTTCAGGTCGTAACGGGTATTCATTTTTGACATACGCTGTGTTTTTGACATTTTTCCACTTGAGCGTTTTCGTGTTGAAACGTTTGTTTCCGGAGGATTTCTTGTATCCTCCTACATTTGTATTTTTGACGACTGGTTTGAGACCATAAACGAATTGTTTGGAAAGTTTTTCATCTGAAGGTTTAGTTGTAAAATTTTTGTATTTTTGAGGATCCACTTTTAACGCCTTCTGGAGAGAGACATTCGTGGGTCTCGATGGAACTCTTTTCTTCGTCCTGATCTTGGGAGAAATGCGTTTGAAAACATCTTCCATGGAATTTGAAGCAGTTATTTTCTTATCGATGAGCTGGGCGAGACGGACGAGACGCTGACGATCTTTCTCTTTCTTCTCTGGGCGGAGACGAAGTTTCTGCATGAGATAGATATCCTCGATGAGAAACTCTTTACTCGCGACATAGAGACGTTTGTCATTTATAAGCCTCCCAGTTACGATATCACGATACGTTATACCCCTTTTTCGTGTGAGTGCGACTTCATACCCAAACTCATTGGGTCGCATGAAAGGAATATCCAGAATACCACCAATATTCGCATCTTCTATTTTACCAGTTTTAGGTGAAAAGTTGCGAATGTTCATATCGAGCGCGAATAGTTCCACATCTATGAATACATCACCCTTATTTGGGGCATTACCGGTACCAGATTTCTTCTTCTTAATCATAGTGTATCGTCTCGTGACATATGGACCAGATCCTCTGAACCCAATACCAAGAAATTTGAACAACTTGGAATGTTTCTTCTGCATCGCCATGACCCTCTTTTTGATACGCAAGTTAAGTCTCTTGGCGAGTTCTCCCAACTTGTTCCACAATCTAAGTTTTATAGCCTGAAGTTTACCAAAGTACTTCTCGTTCATGGGTATACGGGGAACAAACTTGGCATCGATGTCACTCGTGACGATGCGATCATCCAGAGGAACATATAGGTTGAATGCTTCTCCCCCACTCACGATAAGATCACCCGAAGAATTTAAGAACTGTGTCAGCTCACCCAGAGTGCTTAGAATGATGTCACGGATCGAATCTGTCACCAAGACATACATGATCTTTTCGAATGTTTTGTCAGAGTGAGTACTTTTCGCGTGAGCACGAAACTTACCCAAGTCTCTCTGTAAATTTCTTTCATAGTACTTCTTCAACTTTTCATCTTTGAAAAAAAGATTTTCATTCAAAAATTTGTCAATCGTAGACTTTGAATAAATGTGATCATCCATTATTATATCGCGATATAATAATATGGTGTGTCGAGATATTTTCGGTGACTGTCGATGTTATGCCTACAAAGATGACAAAGAGCAATTCTGTGCAAAGAGGCAAGGGCCAAACTATATTCAGTGTTCGACCGACTGTTGTGTGGGTGGTTGCCCTGATGACGGTTCCAGACAACCGTATCGGTTCATAGATCGTCCAACAGTCCCAATCACTGCAATGAACAAGACCTCACTCTTTTTTATATGGCTATTTGTTACCATTATGAGTATTGCTATATTCAGGAACTTAAAGATTACCAGAGTAAGAAAGATATAATGTCCCTCGAAACCATCCAAACCGAAATTGCCGCCCTCCGCAACGATATCAAGAACCTTGCGAAGCTCGTCCGCAAGGTCAAGAGCACCCAAGATGATCCAGATGGTGAGAAGGCTAAGGCTCGTGCTGCCAACAACGGGTTCAACCGTAAGCAGGATGTGACGCCTAAGTTGCGTGAGTTTCTCGGACTTCCCGCTGGTGAGCTCATCTCCCGTTCGGAAGTGACCAAGTTTATCACCAAGTACATCACTGACAACGGCCTCAAGCACCCCGACAACGGTCGCCAGATTATTCTCGACGACAAGCTTCGTGCGCTTCTCGAGCCCCCTGCTGACATTCAGATTACCTACCTGAACATCCAGAAGTTCCTCTCCCCTCACTACGTGAAGAAGGAGGCTTAAAAAATAAACACATACATTATTAAACATGGTCTCTTTCATTACAAAGGAAAGGGCTGAACAACTTGTTGGTACAAAGATCAAAAATCTTGATTTGTACCAAAAGGCTTTTACTCATAAATCTGCTCTAAAGGAGTATGAACGATTTACCGAATCCTTCGAGACCCTAGAATTTATAGGCGATTCCGTACTTGGTTTTGTGATTACCAAGTTCCTATTTGATCGACATGAAAGTAAGCAAGAAGGTTTCCTCACGAAAGCTCGTACCAAGCTCGTTCGTGGTGAAACATTAGCTAAAATTGCGAATGCACTTGGTCTCAATACTCTCGTCATCATGGATGAAAAGGGTATGCGTAACGGTTGGAACAATAATCCCAAAATTTTGGAGGATGTCTTTGAGGCGCTTATTGGAGCTATATATATGGACATCGGTCTCATCCACGCGAAGGAGTTTATCCTTCGTATCTACCAAGATCCGGATATGGTCGATATGAACTCTATCATGGTGGATGACAACTTCAAGGATCATCTCATGCGTCATTGTCAGGTGAACAACTGGCAACTTCCTGATTACAGGGTTGCTGCACACCACGAAGGTCTCTTTTACATCGATATCTACATCAACAACACCTTCTGTTCGAGGGGTGTCGCCAAGAGTAAGAAACAGGCAGAACAGAACGCTGCCCAGATGTACTTTCAGGTGTTAGAGGAACTTAAAACTTACAATCTTAATTAATTCAAGATGCACCCGAATGTCAAAGCTCTAATTGAGAGGGAATACGCGGCACAAAAGTCTGAGGAATGGCTTGCTTTGCGTGGGAACATGCTGACTGCCTCAGATGCTGCTACAGCTATCGGTATGAACAAATACGAGACTCCAGATGGTCTATTACTCAAGAAATGTGGTCTGGGTGAGAAATTCACAGGTAACGCGGCCACCCGACACGGTGAGAAGTATGAAGATGAGGCTCGCATTATTTACGAAGAGAGACATGGTGAGGTTGTACACGAAATTGGTCTCTGTCCCCATCCAGTGTACACATGGCTTGGTGGAAGTCCTGATGGTGTGAGTGAGTCAGGGAAACTAGTAGAAATCAAATGCCCACCACAAAGGGCGATCATTCCCGGTGAAGTTCCTGAACATTACATGCCACAGCTTCAATTGTGTATGGAGATTTTAGACCTGGAAGAAGCAGACTTTATTCAGTATAAACCCGCAGAAACAAACTGGCCAAGGCCAGAGGAGTTTGATGTCACGAATGTGAAAAGAGATCGCGAATGGTTCAAAAAGTATCTCCCAGTAATGGATGAATTTTGGAAGAAAGTCCTATACTTCCGAGAACATCTCGATGAACTTCCAAAACCTAAGTTGAAGAAGTCTCGCAAGAAAAAAGAACCTGAACCAATTGTCTGTGAGATTGAACCCCTCCCAGAAGAAGATCCATACGATGACTACTGAAGAGCAATACACTTTGGCCAAGGACACCCTCAATGGGCGTCTTTTTGCACCCTACCAACGTGAAGGTGTTCTCTGGATGCTTACGATGGAAGGACAGAAATCGGGACCCAAAGGTGGGTTCTTATGTGACGAAATGGGTCTTGGCAAGACTGTACAACTCGTGACAACCATGCTTGGAAACCCAAAGCCTCGCACCCTAATCATCGTACCCAAATCTATTATCACCCAGTGGGCAGAGGAAATCAACAGATTCGCACCAAACTTGACGATCAACATCTTTGATGGTCCAGATAGGAGAATCAAAGAAGCCGATGTGACACTCGCACCATACACGTTGCTGACTACGAAGGAGGGAACGACACCTCTCCACATGGTACAATGGGATCGAGTTATCCTCGACGAAGCCCATGAAATTCGGAACAAGAAGTCAAAGTTGTTCAAGAGTGTGTGTCGCCTCCAGACCCAAATCAAATGGATTGTCACTGGTACACCAGTGTTCAATTCGATGGAGGATTTTGTGTCCCTGTGTACCTTCTTGGGTCTCTCGAAAGTGGTTGTACAGGGTATGACCAACAAAATCAAAGACATCTATATCCTTCGACGCACCAAGGAAGACTTGGCCAAAATCAATGAGCGTTTGAGACTACCTCCATGCTACTTTGAGAATGTTGAGTTGGAGATGTACCCAGATGAGAAGCAGTTGTATGAGATTGTGTTCCTTGAGGCTCAGGATACTATTCGAGATGCTTTCAGGCACGCTCAAAGCCTGAACGCGAAGAACATGGTCATTTTGGAGTGTCTTCTTCGTGCGAGGCAGTGCATGATTTGGCCAGCCATGTATCTTGAAGGTGTCGCCAAACAGAATGGAACAAAGGCAGAGCAGTGGGTGGGTCGCTCCAACAAGATGGAGACCCTCTTTGAAATGATCGACAGTCACCCAGATGAAAAGACGCTCATCTTTTGTCAATTCAGGGGTGAAATGAACCATATCCAGAAGAACGTTCAGAGACCTGTCTACCGAATCGATGGTTCTGTACCCAAGGAGGAGCGCGTCAGACAGATTGAGGGTTTCAAAAAGGCTGCTCCAGGGGCGGTTTTCATCATTCAGATAAAGTGTGGTGGCCAGGGTCTCAATCTCCAGGAAGCGACTCGGGTCTACATCACTGGACCCTCGTGGAATCCTGCGACAGAACTTCAAGCCATCGGTAGGGCGCACCGAACGGGTCAAACCAAACCTGTCTATGTCAAAAAGTTGGTGTACAAGGAATGTTCGCGTTTTGTGAGCGTCGAGGAAGAGATGATGGCTCTCCAGGGTCATAAGTCCATCGTGTGTTCAAAGGTACTCAACGATGAAAGAATCGAAAAACAAATCCCGGTCAACAGGACATCTGATAAAATTTCAATTCTGGACATCAAGAAAATTTTCAAAGCGTAATATAAAAGATGACTGTTGGTTCCCGCGCTGAAGTTTTTCATGGTAACGCTGATAAGACCGCTGGTGGTCTCGCGAAGAAGGATCTGATGATGAAGGATGGTCGTATCATTTCCAAGTCGGCGAGCAAGGCGGCGAAGAAGTCCCTCAAGAAGAACCCCAAGTTCAAGGCGTTCATCGATATGGCGAAGGAGAACAAAACATTCTGCCTCGCGCCTTCGAAGAACACAAAGGCGTACAAAAAAATCGTAAAGGATAATAAGTAATCATGTCTCTCGCGAAGTGGGAAGATTCTGTGAAGATGGCAAAAATTAAACTAGGTATGGACCCTAAGAAGTTTACCAGGGTTCAGGGTAAACTTCTGAAGGAGGCTCAGACTATTTATAGTATTTTACTTTTGAATAATTCTAAATCTTAAATTGAAAACCCTTGAGATTTTGTGGCTCATAGACAATCAGTTGATGAAGCTTCCAAGTACAACCGAACTTTCTGTTCAAGAAATACACACTGCCAAGTTCGACAATGGCATGTCCCGAATTTCTTGCGTAGAGACCGTTCTTGGTTTCATCCTTCAGTGGATTTTTATCAGCGTCAAATACATTCGCCTTGATAAGATCCTCGATAGTCGTATCCACTTTGACCCTGAACTTTGGTTCACGATCGGGTGTTTCCTTCAGGTTGGAATTGAACATGGGTAGAAGTTCCTCCTTCGTCATAGTGCTCCCGAAAATCACCTCACTTTGTCCTACGACGGCATCGACGATCTTATCCTCAAGTGCCTTTAGCGATTCGTAAAACTTTTTCATGTAACTTCCCTCCTCGTCATACCCCTTTACGGCGAAGTCGATATTGTATTTAGTAGGTCCGACTTCAGGAGTAAAACCCGACACACCAAAAGGCATATACATACGGGGGAACTGTACACGAAGAGGTGTACCCTGTTTGGTAGAAAGGACAATTTTCCTGTTGTTGTACTCATTGATTTGGAGGTTTTCGAGAGCTTTGTCCATATCTTGTGGATATCTAACCACGCAAAACTTTAAGCTGAGCAGGCTACACAATCAGGCTCTAGACTAAACTGAATGGGTCGTGCTTTCGCTTTGGATCGAAGATAGTACATCCCAGTTTTGAGACCAGCCTTCCACGCGTACATGTGCATCGAAGACAACTTGGACATCGTAGGGCTTTCCATGAAAAGGTTCATAGACTGAGACTGATCGATGAAACGACCGCGATCCGCCGCCATGTCGATAATACACTTCTGACTGATTTCCCATACAGTCTTGTAGAGTTTCTTGATGTCTTCGGGAATGTCGACGATGTTTTGGATGGAGCCACCAGCCTTCACCATCAAGTCCTTCATCTCCTTTGACCAAAGACCAACCCTCTTGAGATCCTCAACGAGATGCTTATTGACCACAACAAATTCACCAGCGAGTGTACGCCTCAGGTAAATGTTCGTCGTGTATGGTTCGAAACACTCGTTGTTACCCAGGATCTGAGCCGTCGAAGCAGTGGGCATCGGAGCCATGAGAAGACTATTGCGAAGACCCTTAGACTTTACACGTTCACGCATCTCGTCCCAATCGTAGCGTCCACTGAATTTCGTCTCACCTTCCCACATGTCAGGTTGGAGAATACCTCTGGACGCGGGGGATCCCTCAAAACTTTCATACGATCCATCCACCTCCGCCAATTCCGATGAGGCTTCGAGAGCAGCGTGGTACATAGTCTCGAAAATATGCACGTTCATGATACGAGACTCTTCACAATCAAATGGGAGACCACACAGGTTGAACACGTCTGCGAGACCTTGGACACCTAGACCAATGGGGCGATGCTTCATGTTAGAGCGCCTCGCTGTTTCGACTGGGTAGAAGTTACGATCGATGACACGGTTCAGGTTCTTCGTGACAGTCTTGGTAACTTCGTGAAGTTTCTCATAGTCGAAGGTTTTCGTTTCCTTATCAACATACTTGGGGAGAGCGATTGAGGCCAAGTTGCACACGGATGTCTCATCCTTGTCTGTAAACTCCAGAATCTCTGTACAGTTTCCAGTCAGGATACCATTGAATATACCCCGATGCTTGAGTGGTTCGTTGAAACAGAATGTGTCGGCAGTTTCACCCAAGTCTTCAATGGAAATGATCTTCTCGAAGTGAAGCGCCTGACGATTTGGTTGCTGTTGGGTATCAAGGTTAAGACGCTTTGTCTGTAAACCAAGAGATTTCAAAAGTTCAACCCCCCCACTTGGAATCAGAAGGCGCCACAGCTTTTTGCAGACGTATCGACCACCGGGCATATCTCTGGATGTTTCATCTCGTGCTACATTGACACGAGAATTGACACCCATAGTTTGAAGCATGAGTAAAACATCTTTAATGAAATCGTAATGAATAGAACCAATCTGGATAGAAATACCTCGACCTCCTTGGTGTTTCGTGATACAACCATCACCATCCATGAAACCAGCCAACCATTCGAGTTTTGTTTTGAGTGAATAGTTCATGGGTACGGCGAACTTCTCATCCATGTCTTTAGGGAGACGAAGACGAACCCGTTTACACGTATCATTCGTAGAAGCATAATCATAATCAGCAAACTTTATGAGTTCCTTCTTTTCATGATAGAGATCTAACCACATCTGTTTGGAGTATGAATTAGCCTGACAAGTACCATCCCTTTCATATTCTTTTTCATTTAACTGGTGACGCATACAAAGACCATTTTCTTTCGCTATGTAAGAGCACCTCTTCGGGTTACCGGAAGATGAAGTCGTTCCATCGGCACAAAAGAGACCATGGGTGTATGCATATTTCATAATTTTTTCATTTGAATTAATAACGGGTAAGGAGTGCTTAATAATTTTCATATCTTTTTTAAGATTTTGAGCTTCGATGGGTTCATCTTGACCAACGATCCAAAACTTATGGTACGGTGTGCAACGAAGTGAGAGACCCTTACTCGTGTTGATCGTGAGAAGCTTTTGATTTTCACCAGTTTGACAAACAGTAACCTTTGAAAACTCTTCACCATTCCACACTTCAACTTCTTTGTCCTTGAGTTCTGAGATGGTTTGCTGCCCCTCACTCGTGAGTATCTTAGTCTCGGGTGCGACACAAAGATTGGAACTCTTGATAACACCCAAATTCTTCTGGTTCGACTTTGAGTTGCACGCATCCTTGTAGAGCATGTAAGGTGTACCAGTCTCCGTTTGGGACTTGAGAATCGCCTTCCACACATCAGCAGCAGGTACAGTTGCATTCGCGAGACCTTCCTCCTCGTACTTGGTGTAGAGAGCTTCAAACTCCTCACCATACACGTTGGAGAGACCAGGGGCCTTATCGGGACAGAAAAGGGACCAGTTACCACCTTCCTCAACCCTCTTCATGAAGAGGTCGGGGATCCACAGAGCGGAGAAGAGGTCGCGGCACCTCGCCTCCTCATCACCCTGATTGAGACGTAACTCTAAAAAGTCCATGATGTCCGCGTGCCATGGTTCCAGGTACACAGCGATAGACCCCTTACGACGACCCGCCTGGTTCACATATCTCGCTGTGGAATTGAAGACACGTAACATGGGGATGATACCGTCAGACTGACCATTGGTACCCCTAATTCGAGACTTGTTGGCACGAATATCGTGGATGTGCATACCGATACCACCAGCCCATTTACTGATTTGTGCACACTCGGTGAGTGTACCATAGATCCCATCAATCGAGTCCGCCTTGTTTGCAATGAGGAAGCATGAGGACATTTGAGGTCTGGGTGTACCAGCGTTGAAGAGGGTTGGTGTGGCGTGGATGAAGAGACCTCGTGACATCTTATCGTAGGTATCGAGAACTCCGTCGATATCCTTGCCGTGAATACCAATAGCAACTCTCATAAACATGTATTGTGGGGTCTCGATCAATTTTCCATCGACACGCTGAAGATAGCTCTTCTCGAGGGTCTTGAGACCAAAATATCCGAAATCGAAGTCCCGGTCTATATCGATATCACCCTTAACCTGTTGAGCAACTTCCACGACTTCGTCTGTGACGACATCAGCCTTATGAAGCTTACGCATCGCGAGGTGAAAGTTGTTGGGACACACCTTCTGAATGTTACTGGCGACGATGCGAGTAGCTAGGGTTTCATAGTCCGGATCAGAAGTAATCATACCGATACAAATTTCAGCAGAGAGTGTGTCGATTTCTTGAGTCGTGATGTTATCATACATGGAAGAAAATACCTGTTGTGCAACTTTAGAAGAGTCGCACTTATCAGAGAGACCATATGTTAAATTCTTGATCCTATTGGTGACGTTGTCAAATTTCATATCCTCAATACGACCTGAGCGTTTAATGACCCTCATATACCTAGTGTTCCACTTTTATTTTTAACTTATTTCTTGCACTCGAGATCTTTGCTCCTCACGGGAACGGTTCCGAAAGTCTCAAACTTACGGTTGGGTTGGAGAAGGTATGTGTTCACATAGAAAGATCCCTCCTCACCAGCTTTAGCTACAGGAGCATAAGAGCCGACGAAACAGGCTGGGGGTTGGCATGGAATTTCCTCCATGTTTGGGGGTTTGTTGGCATAGACTTCATTAAAGTCAGCAAAGTTCACCATTTACTATTGACACACAATTTTTTTCGGCGAGTATATTAAATGTGTGAGAACCTCCACCTTGACTCCATTCAACAGTGTGAGACCCCATTGAACACTCTTTTCTTTTCGGACTTTAACAAAAATCTGATCCAACGTGGTATTCGTCAGGCATTCAAGAACAAGACTGGTATCGCGATCGACTACCAAAACCCTGACGACCTCTATGGTATCATGAGGATGGTGTTCATCAACAACGCCGGTGATCACCACACCCAAGTGAAGGAGCAGGTCAAGTTTATGAATACTCGTGTCATCGATACTGCGATGTCTCAAATTCAAACCGGTGTCTCTCAGTACATCGCGTATGCGAAGGATATCGATACTATCAGTGTCCCCCTCGATCAACCTATAAATACGAGCACGACTGGAAAAAAGATGGACTACAACGACAAGATTGGTATCAATTAAAGATTGGGTGCGACTGTATCGTAAGTGATGAGTCTTAATTACTATAAGACTGAAACAGAGAAAGTTTGTAAATCCAAAGGCTGGGATAGGGCTGCCGTAGATACGGTATGGCTTCTCCTGACGGAAGAGTTTGGAGAACTCGCCTCAGCCATCAGGCAATACAAGAAAACATATAAGAAGACAAACCTCAAGAAGGAACGTGGTACAGATGTGATGATGGAGATGGGAGACGTCTTCAGTTATCTCTTCCAGCTCGCACACATGTTGAATGTGGATCTGGATAAAATGTGGGAAGAACATCGATCCAAAATGCATGATAAAAATTATAATCTGAAGTAGTAGTAACAACGATGAGTAAGTATATGCTCAACGATGATGATGCCATCAATGACGTAAACCCATTCGTCACACACGATTTTTCCCTTCCTGGGAGTGTGCGACAGACGAGTGGTTTTAATGATTTTGTTGAGGTGAAACCCCCACTCCATGTTCCAGTCATCGAGAAGAGTGTCTTCTGTGGGACTGGTCTGTGCAGAGAAGAGACTGAGCCATGCCTCATTAAGAAGAAGGTTCATCCACGGAGAAATGTTGATTGTGGTTTCACACGGCCCACTAAGAAGGTGACTGTAGGTGTATCCAACCAAAGTGTACCCTATTTCTGGATCTTTTTGGTTGTTCTTCTCATGGTTCTCGGTCTATTGTTTGTAAGACGCTGAAAAAGTATTCCAGTCTAGTCTTTTTTATACATTCCTGGATAACTTGTGGGACGTATTTTTTACACATCTTTTTGACGAGCTCCATCTGCCAAGCACTCTCCATATTTATACGGGGTGGTTGGAATGTTGGGTCCAGAATTTTAATCGCATGGACGATACGAACGTATACCCTATCTGGCTGATCGTACACGAGGATATTTTCGAGTGTGAGTTCTGCCATGCGCTGAAGAACCTCGACAGTCTTCCTAACCATCACATCTAGAAACTTCTCATAAGGGATCGAATGTTTTTCTGATTCGAGTGTCACCCAGTCCGCCAGGGGCTCTGTGTTGATGTAATCCGTGTATGTCTCATACCCCTTTTCAGTCACATAACGATCATAATTGACTTCCACATATGACAGATCGGATTCAATATCGTGCACATGTTTCACAGATTTGATAAAAGAAGTCATGTAGTCATGAGACGTTTGTTCTCTTTAACCAAAAAAAATAACGTAGTATACTATAAAACAAAATGATCGTGGTCATCGTCGTGATGTTCTGTATGCTCTTGGTTGCAGTAGGGGCTTATCTCTACCTGAACCGATCCCAGGAGGGTGATGAGTGTGCAGCTAAAACTCCAGATGTTAACGCCGTAACCTATGAGATCGATGACGAGGGAGAATGTGTTCTCAAGATATGTAAGTCAGGCTACTACAAGTCTGGAAAGGAATGTCTCGTTGAGGAGGAGGAGGATGACACTCCCACTGAGTACGTCTATGAGTTCATTGTGAAGGAGCAAACTCCCCATACGACTAATTACAATATTCATATCACTGATGTTCGAGCTGATGGTGTCAGGGTAACGAGTGATCAACTCGAAATGCATGAGGAACCGGAACACGCTAAATGCAACAGTAAGAGTGGGGGGTACGAATGCGAAGGTGACAACTATGGTATTAATGATCCCGAACCAGCTGATCCAGCGATGAATGATGTGACATGGTCGGCGTGGAAGGAGGGTCAAGCTGTTACAGGTACCAAACTTCTCACCATCACGATGCCTTCGAAGGTTGCCAGGTTTGAAATGGACTTTTTTAGGCCTAAATATATACCTGGCTGGACTATTAAAGAGAATGGTACAGAAGTTTTATCCACTTCAAAGGGTGCCAATGAAAATTTACCAGCCCCTACCACAGTCGAATACGTAATCCCTTAAATAGAAACCTAAGTGAGCCATCCACATTGTAAAAATCATGTTCAAATATGTATTCATCTATCGCCAACAACAGCTTTTCGTATCTCCTCACCCTCGATGAGATACGAAAAGCCCTACCCGATGAGACTAGGCCCTCGTGGGTCAAGATTACGACAATCACAATGGTTTCGAGCTTTATCCAGCAGATTGATATTAAAAAGCTTCGTGAGATATTTGAGCGTATTGGGTCATACAAGATGCGACGCCAGGGTTCCTCAACGGAAGGCTTTGAGTGGAAGTTGAAACCCACAACCTTCTATAATCAGGTGACCCTGACGTACCACGACACCTACAGTACCAAATCTGTGAAGGTGTTTCCCAATGGTTCGATCCAGGTTGCGGGGTGTTGTGACCTCTTTGACTGTAAACGCATCATCACCCAACTGGCCTACATTTTCAAGATTTTCTTGGGTATGGAAATCAAGATTTCAGACGACACGTTCCGTGTAGTCATGATCAACTCAAACTTCAGTCTCAACTACAACATCAACCTCATGAAGGTGGCGGACTGGTTCGAGGAGTACAACGACATCTTCAAGGTGTCATTCGAACCCGACAGATACTCGGCAGTCAAGATAAAGTTCAAACCTGCCCATGACATGAAGGAGATTACATGTAGCATCTTCAGTACGGGTAAGATCATCATCACAGGGGCAGAGACCCTCAAAGAAATTGCCTTTGCCTACAACATCATCAACCAGCACATCAACGAAAACCCTGGGATTAGGGTGTCTCGCACAGAGGAGACGGATGTATTTGACACATATTTGGGATATAAATGTGAACCTTTCATCGAAAAGCTCAGGGAGAGAGGATTTGAATCGTGGATGAAGACGATCACGAATAGACAAATTAATTTCTAGTTTTATAATAACAAAATGTCCCAGCGACTTGGTATGGCCGATGGTCGGTGCTTCACCATTAACACGTCCGCCCAACTTTTCAACAACTACGTCATGAAGAAGAATGATATCTCTTTCGAAGACAACTATTCGTACAGGCAGCTTCTCCAGAAACAAGGTCCTGGTCTTCTCTCCCAGGTTCAGGCTGAGCAGGGTAAGGAGAACTGCAACACCTGTGACAAGCCCCTCGTCAACGCATCCGACATCTACTAAATGAGCGAAATCACCAGAAAAACTTTAAAACCTTTCTATAGAATGTCGACATGTTCCATATGTCTCAATGAAGTCAGATCGACGAGAACAAATCCACCGATCCGATGTGGACATATGTTTCATTCCCACTGTCTACAGGAATGGAAAGACAAAGGTAAGAATACATGTCCAATCTGTAGAAAAGTATTTGATGGATCACAATTTAAAATTGTCGTGACGATTCAAAACAATTACACAGCAGCTTCAAACTCTGTGTCCTTGAATGAGGAATCTATTTTCAATGTGATGGATCTCTTCGATATAACCTTTGACGTGGAGGAAGCTTTAGACCTTGACAGCCTTCTTTCGGACCTTGGGGTGAGTCTTTCCGACTTTGATCCCAGTGTTCTTGACACAGAAGGATGAGCAGTACTTCTCATAGTTTAGACCTGGATAGTTCCTAGAAGCCTTACGGGGATCGACGATCGCCTTACCTTTCGCATCAGTCAGAAGTGGACCAGTCGCCCACCCCCTCTTGTGACTGAATACGTTGGCTTTGAACACGATACGCTTACCCACCTTGAATGGACCGGCACTCTTTACACGTGTCTCGGGAACCTTGAAGAATTTAGCCACGGAGGAGACGGTGTCTCCAGACTTGATCTTATATTCAACTACACCGTGTTGTTTGTAAAAGTGAAAGTCACCTTGACGAATGTAGTTTGTGGGCCTCCCAGGGCAGACAAACATCATGACTTTGAAGTAACCCTTCTTACACTTTTCATCTGCATTAGCTTTGTAGACCTTTTTGGGATTGTCGGATATAACGCGATTAGGGAGACCAGTGCAGTGTGTATAGTTGTGGTGTCCATTCGACAGACCAGAGCGATCACCCGGTATGGACTTTTGCCACCTATAGGCTTCATAGTCACCCACGGCATACGCGTAACAATTGTTGTTACCGATACCTGTAGATGTCCCCCAGCGCCTGTTAGTAAATTTATTTTCGGAACCACTCAACGGAAGCCCTTTCATTTGTAATCCAAAGAGAAAAAAATATTGACTCCTAATAAATGATTCAGGAAGTTTCTAAGGCTCGCAACAAGTCCGATATGCTCACTGAGTTTCTCATCTTTGTGCTCAGCATCCTCATCAGCACCTTCCTCCTTCGCCTCGTGTGGAACCGCTCCCTCGTGAAGCACATCACCGTGTTCAAGCCCATCAACACCATGCTTGATGCTTTCGTGCTTTCGCTCGGTCTCGCCGTCGTACGGGGTGTTTAAACCTCCTTGTACCCAACAGTCGTCTCACCATTAGGGTGCTTTAGGGTAGGGAAGGCCTTCATGCCTTTGCACCCCTCCTTGTCGCAGTCGACAAAGGTGTGTTCCTTACCATTCTTTTTCATGTAGTCTAACTGCTTTCGAGTCCAGCCACATCCCATGGTCCCGAAAACAGTCCAACCTTTACCACCCTCCTCCTTGGAGGCTTTCTTACCAGTCTGAATGAGAATAATCATATCGACAATCGCGAGAATAATGAAAGCGAGCATTTTATTATAAGTAAATATTAAAAATGTCATCGACTGTACTGAAGATCGGAAACAAAAATGTCGCACTCAAATACACCAGGAAGATGCCCCGTGGTGAAGTTGAACGGATGAAATCGTTCGTCACTAAGAATGGTGAAAAACTCGTAAAGTCTCCAAAGTTTAAGGTACTCTCTCAAGTTGATGAAGGGACGAAGAGGGTTTTCAAGGTCGTACTCTAACGATGCCAGGGCGTTTTTTGGGTGCAGCTTTAGCCGCCTTTAGGATGGCAACTGCACGTGCTTTGGCAGCCTCTTTGTTTATAGGTGTTTTTGGTTTAGGAGCCTGAATTTTGGTGACGGGTTTAGGTTTGGGTATGGAAACAGGGACCAATGCTTTCTCACCCGTAAAGAAAGGTTTCGATAGAACTTCCTCGAAGCTGATGTCGACAGTCTTGTTACCCCTCAGTCTATAATTCTTGACAATGTTCGACCTACTCACAAGATATTTTAAGGGTAACAGGTTTTCGATGAATGTCTTCACCACACGCTCCGTTCGTGTACGTGGTTGACGAACCACTTCGTGTACGGAGTTCAGGAAAAAATGTAAATCATAGTGTTTGTCAGACTTTCTCGAGATGCCGATGTTCTTGTAATTATTGGCGTTGATGAGAGGATTCTTAATCCGTGGGAAGGCTGAAAATCCAAAGTCAATGATGACAGCTTCAAACCCCGCATTAGAAATGGTATGCCCCATGAATTTAATATCTTTCACAGGAACTGGTCGAACGAGGATATTTCCAAGATGGAGATCGTGATGACGGAATCCCGGATACTTCTTTTGGATACGGTACAGGTTATAGATGACCTGTAACATAACGGATTTCATGGCAAGTAGAGTGGGTTGAAACCTCATCCATTCCCCCAGCTCTTTACCCTTCACGTATTCACTATAAAGAACATCCTTCTTATCACAAGTCTTATAGAGGTACATTTTGGGAACCCCAAAACCTTCCAACTTTTTCGCAATGGCAAATTCCATCTTTGGGTTCATCTCCTCGAGAGCTTTTTTAAATCCCGCCAATGGCAGATTGTTCGTCTTCTCACTTAATGAAGGAGTTCTAATTTCCTTGTAAACGATGTACTTTTCACATCCATCGTCTATGCATCCACGATACACCTTACCGTACTGACCCTCTCCGATTTTCACAGCACCTTTGGTCATGGTTCCATTTTTCTTCTTCAACCAGAGGTGAGACGCGGGATCACACGCCTTCTTACCCCTGAGAAGCTTCTTCACCTGAGCGTTCATTATTATATTCGTAAGAAGATTGTTTCAACTTACGAATAGGGAAATAAATCAAGTCAGTAGGACTTGGGAATTACTGGTCATCAACCTCCTCAATCTCATCCTCATCCTCGACGTCAACTTCGACATCCTCATCGGGAAGATTGAGGCCCTTGAAAGCAAAGGAAGGGAGCTTGGCAGACTGTTCGAGGAGGGTCTGCTGGAGGCGGATAGTCACACCAAACTTGTTATCGATAAACCAGATCTGGTTGAGATCGACGATAGCCATGCACTTCTGACCCTTCTCGATGGTGTCGAGGGATACAGGCTGCTTCTGCATTGAGTACGCCTCAGGTACAAACTCACCATCGGGCTTGGTAAGGATCTTGAGCTTGATCGTAGCTGGATACTGCTCCTTCCCTGGTCGAACCATGGGCTTGTAGAGCGCCTCCTTGAGGACAGCGACATTAAACTCCTTACCGAGCCACTCCTTAGAGTTCTTGGCGACGGTGTCTACGATGATGTCATCGAGTTCCTTGAGCTTGTCGTGAAGCTCCATCGCCTCGGTGTTATCAGGGTCGAAGGAGAGGTCGAGGGAGTAGGAAGTGCGTCCCGTACCCTCATCAGTGAAGGCACTCAGCCCGTAAGGGGAACGCATGAAGGGGAACTGGATGTAGAGCTTCTTGTTGTCACCGGCGTTGAGGTAGACGGCTTTACCGCCATTCTTGTTCTTGCGAAGTTTCGAAAACTGCACAGAAGCAGGAGTGAATTCGGTGGATTGCTGGATAGTGAGCGACATTGTTTGTTGGTTATATCTATACTAGGGGGCTTGACTTTAAGTCAATTTTTTTGTTGACATATATCAAAACTAATCATGGGTCTTTTTAAAGATTGTGGATGTGGTTGCAATGGTAAGAAGCAGGAAGAGAAGTTCATCATCTCGGTGATCTCTGGTCTGACTTTTTTCATTGTCGCCAACCCAGAGACATTTCGTCTCGTCAGGCGGGTCCTAGGCCCCGCGATTGCTACCCCCACAGGGTGCCCCTCTACCCTGGGGCTCCTTGTGCACACTGTCGTCTTTATCCTCATCGTGTGG